TTGTTTCAATTCTACTGGAACACCAAACCAACTCAATTTCAACAATAGAGAGTGTGCTTTTGCCTTCATGGGAGACGGTCTAACAGATGCCGATGCTGCTAATCTCTATACAATAGTCCAAAAATATCAAACAACATTAGGAAGACAAGTATGAAACTAACAGACATATCACAAGAACAATGGTCAACCTACGTCGGTATTCTAACCGAAGAACAAAAGGATTCCATAGTCGGTCAACAATTTACTACCGATAGTTTCTTCAATCCTATTCAGGATAAGTGGGATAATTGGATTATCTCGGTAGAAGAAATGGCTTATTGTACAAATCCTTCCTTCTTATGGGTAAAAGACCTTGACCTTATTCCTTACGAACGAAAAGAATATCCATCACCATTCGGAATATAAAAACGGAGGTACACTAAATGCAAGAAAGAACATTCCTTATTATACCCGTCTCGGAATTGAGTAAAGTAGATTTTACACAAGTCCTAGAAACATCACCCGATACAGTTCGTAAATCAGTTGATGAAACAAAAACATTTATCAAGTGGGAAAGTGAAACTCCAACATTCATTGGTGATATAGTTAGTTCTGAAGGGCCGTACACGTATGGTGAGATATTAGAGATATTGGCAACACCTGAATGGACTAATCCAAATCCGTTTGGTATGGGGTAAGATATGGCTTCGTCAATGGGTGCTGGAAAAGTAATTACGGATGGGTTGATATTTTATGTTGATGCCAGTAATAATAAGTCTTACCCTGGCTCGGGAACAATCGTAACAAACCTTGGACTGAACACGAGTACAGCTAGTTTGGTAAACGGTGTATCGTATAATTCTTCATACGGTGGATCTTTTGTGTTTGATGGTACGAACGATTACATATCGTGTGGTGATGCTAATTTTCGTATACCAACTGTCAATTTTTCCCTAGAAACTGTATTTTATTTCGATGGTTTGGATAAAACCAATGCCTTTATCTTTGGGAAAAGAAACAACAATATCTATTACGAACAAATGACTCTGTCCATAAGCAATGGAGACATCTACAACGGTGGAACTGGTAAAAGACTAACTGTGTTTTTGCGACCCGACGAGAGTGCCGGGAACAACAATAGAGATAGAGGTGCGAGTTATTTATTACCATCTGCGGGAATTTATCATTCAACTTTTGTAAATGACTCCACGAGTCTAAGACTATGGGTGAACGGTATACTTGTTTCCAGTGGTTCATCATCAATCCTTCCAGTAAGTTACAATGTTACCGGGTGGGATACACGTATTGGTAATGCAACCAATCTAAGTACATACTTTACCGGAAGTATTCAATTTGTAAAGATCTATAACCGTGCCCTATCCACTGATGAAGTCCTACAAAACTACGAATCAACTCGTGAAAGATTCAACTTGAGGGGAATTGCTATAGACCCCGATGCTTCCCTTTTCTTACGAACCGTCGGTATAACAGACACCACACAACAATCTGCAATAGACACTCTTGTGTTAGAAATGAAAAATGCCGGTATATGGTCAAAGATGAAAGCAATTTATCCGTTCGTTGGTGGAACGGCATCAACACATAGATGGAATCTAAAAGACCCACGGGATTTGGATGCGGCATATCGACTTACATTCTTTGGAGGATGGACACATAGTTCAACGGGTGCTGACCCAAATGGAACAACAGGATATGCTAATACTTTTCTAACACCAACAACTCATCTCACTGAAAACACAACACATCTTTCATATTATAGTAGAGAAAATACATCAGGTGCTCATGTTGAAATTGGTTCATGGGGAGACCCCAATCGTATGGGTATTTCGTGTAAATACAATAACTTCAATGTATCTGACCATTATAATTACAATACAAACAGAGTAATACAAACTGGACTAAATGGAGATGGTTATTATGTAGCAACACGAACATCTAGTACAGTACATAAACTTTTTCGCAATAGTACACAAGTATCAACAACCAATACATCAGTTAGTTCTGGATGGTCATCCGTTACAAGAACTGTTGTGTTGGCTTACAATAATCAAATCTCCTCTGATTATAGTAATAAAGAGTGTGCCTTTGCCACAATCGGAGATGGTCTAACTGATGCCGATGTTGCTAATCTCTACACAATAGTCCAAAAATATCAAACAACATTAGGAAGACAAGTATAATGTCTAACAACTCGGAGTATAAGGAATGGTAACAGGAACACCAAGAATGATAACGGATGGGTTGGTATTGTATTTTGATGCCGCAAATGTAAAGTCATATCCTGGAAGTGGAACAACGTGGACAGACTTGAGCTCTACTGCAATTACAGGTAGTTTGACCAACGGACCAACATTTAGTTCTACTGCAAATGGTGCAATAGTTTTTGATGGGACAAATGATTTTGTTCAATGTAATGGTGGGATAGTAACAACTGCCGCCACCTTCCTTGTTTGGATGTATAGAAATGGAGCTCAAGTACAATTTGATGGCTTATTATTTTCCAGAGGAACAAGTGTGACTGGATTGAATATTTCCACCAACAATCAGATTGGTTATCATTGGAATGATGCTCCAAATACTTATTTTTGGGCAAGTGGATTAGTTATACCTGATCTACAATGGTCTATGTGTGTGCTGTCTGTAAGTTCAACATCCGCAACTGCATATTTATGTCAACGAAGTGGAATAACGTCTGCTAGTAATATTGTCAGTCATACATCAACAACCATAGATGATATAAAGATTGGTCAGGATGAGGCCGGCAATAGATTTTTTACCGGAAATATATCAATCGCCCAAATTTACAACCGTGCCTTATCCGCCTCCGAAGTTCTACAAAACTTTGAAGCCATCCGTGAACGATTCGGAGTATAATTCCGTCGGTATCTTATATTTATATCTATACACAAAACTACACCACTAATCTTGGATAGGGAAAAGATATAGTATGCCTAATGAGTTTGTCATAAAGAATGGTTTCTTTTCACAAGGAAACTCAAACGTCACCGGTTCATTTACCGTAACAAGCGGAAGCTCGGTAGAACTCCAAGTTTCTAACACAGGAGTTACTCTTGGTAATATATCAACCGACGTACATCGTGCAACTGGTTCACTTCTTGTAACTGGTTCAATGACGGTAACTGGAACAGAAATTGTAACTGGAGACCTTACCGTTCAAGGTAATCTAATAGCACAAACTTTTATCGTTTCATCTTCGGTGTCTTACTTTACACAAAGTTTTTCATCGGGTTCAACGAGATTTGGCGATACTATAACTGATACTCATCAGTTTACTGGTTCCGTAAATATAACAGGTTCTCTGAATATAAATGGAACATCATATTCCGCAGCCACATCCGGTACTTCAGGAACAAGTGGTACATCTGGTGCAGCAGGTTCATCAGGAACGTCTGGTGCAGCCGGATCATCAGGAACTTCTGGTACAAGTGGAACTGGATTTAGTACAATAACATCTCCTGGTGCTAATAGAATTTTAACATCAGATGGTACTGCAAATGCTGCTACTGCACAAGCTAATTTTACGTTTAATGGAACTATACTTAACTTGACTGGTGCAACAATTATAACTGGTTCTGTATATCAAAGAGGAGAGATATATTCTGAAAGATTGATTTTATCATCATCTAATGCAGCTGCTAATCCAACTAGTTCCATTCAATTTTATGGAATAAGTTCAGTTACATCTGGAACTGGTGATGATGTTGAATGGTATGTTCCAATTAGGATGTATCGTGATATCTCTTTAACAAGTAACTTTAAGATAAATCTGAATAGTGGTTCTATTTCAAGTAGAGCAATTTCTTCCGGAAGTTCGTTTATTGATGGATTATATATTGCGAATAATTTAGAAACTGGAAAATTAAAAGCTACCGAACTTATACTGAACGGTGTCTCATACACAGCAGCAACATCAGGAACATCCGGTACTTCAGGAACAAGTGGAACATCAGGCGGCACCGGTTCATCGGGAACGTCTGGAACTTCCGGCTCAAGTGGTTCAAGTGGGACATCTGGTTCATCAGGTTCTTCTGGCTCATCAGGAACTTCAGGTTCTTCAGGTTCAAGTGGAACATCAGGTTCATCAGGTTCTTCTGGCTCATCAGGAACTTCAGGTTCTTCTGGCTCATCAGGAACATCAGGTTCATCGGGTTCTTCTGGCTCATCAGGAACTTCAGGTTCTTCAGGTTCAAGTGGAACATCAGGCGGCACAGGTTCAAGTGGAACATCAGGAACATCAGGAGGCACCGGTTCTTCAGGTACATCAGGTTCTTCTGGCTCATCAGGAACATCAGGTTCTTCTGGCTCATCAGGAACATCAGGTTCTTCTGGTTCATCAGGAACTTCAGGCTCTGGATTTAGCACAATAAATAATGCAAGTGGTAGTCGTCTCATAATAAGTGATGGTTCGACTAATGCAGCAACTGCATCTGCAAATCTAACATTTGCCGGTAATATCCTTACAGTTTCATCAAGCACTGCAACCGCAAATGCATCCGTAAGAAATCTAAATCTTATAAATAACACAACAGGAACTGCAACACAAAGTCTTGGTGTTGGTATTGAATTTGAATCGGAAACAAGTACAACAGAAAACACAACGGTTGGTTTCCTTGATTATGTATGGACAACACATACAAATGGAAGTGAATGGGGACAAACTGAAATAGTGCTGAAAGATACAGGAACGTCTGTTCGTTCTCATATGTTTGCACCGGGTGTTATTGGGGCTTTCAATGGTGGACTTATAGCAGCAACACCACAACTTGGTGACTTCACGGGTGCTTATCCAGAATATAGAGTATATGCATCGGGTAGTACAACAAATGGAACACAAACATCACTTCAATTCAATGTTTGGAATAATCCAACTGGATTGTCAGTTCCAAACGATACAACTTGGATGTTTAGTTCATATATAGTCGCAAGAAGAACGGATGCTGATAATGAAAGTGCTGCATGGTGGTTACGTGGTGCAATAGATAACAATGCAGGTGCAGTTGCTCTTGTTGGGGCTGTGAATGAATTTGTTTTAAGAGATGATATTGATTGGCAAGCAACAATAGTGGCTCTCGGAGGTAGAATGTCAATACGAGTAACTGGTAAGGTATCGGAAACAATCTCATGGAATGCGGTAACACATATTGTTCAAGTTAGTGGATAAGGAGTAAGTAATGTCAAATTGGTCACAAGATCTTCGCGGAGTAAAAAATCTTTCAGAAGTAAGTGCGAGTGCTGCAATTAGTGCTGGTACACTCACATTAGATTTGAGTGCCGCCGGTGTTTTTTATGTGAATTTAAATTCAAGTATAACTACATTTAGTTTTACAAATGTTCAATCAGTCGGTTCATCCGCATTTACAATCATATTTACTGCCGATGGAACACCGAGAACCGTAACATGGGGTGGGAGTATTTTGTGGCCAGCTGGTGCTTCTCCATTATTAACATCCACTAACGGTAAAAAAGATGTGTTTTCATTTGTTACACTCGATGGTGGTACAAACTGGCACGGATTTGTTGGTGGTCAAAATTTGTAAAGGTAAAGTGATATGCCATTTATAAAAAATGCAGTTGTATTAGTTGGTAAGCCATATTCACCGGCACCTGTGGTTCTTGGATCTATTGCAGCCGGTTATTATTTTAATGTATATCTTGCAAATACCGGTAGAGTTTTCACATGGGGAAGTAATGCGTTCGGTCAACTCGGCGATAATAGTATAACAAATAGAACTGCTCCCGCATCAGTTTTAGGAACAACGAAAACATTTTGTAAAATACTAACAGGACAATATCATTCAATTGGATTAGACAAAAATGGGATGGCTTGGGGATGGGGTCTAAATAGTTCCGGTCAACTCGGTGATAATACCGCAACAAATAGATATACTCCAGTATCAGTTATAGGAACTACAAAAACATTCTGTGAAATAGCAAATGGAAATTTGGCATCTCATAATCTTGTGATTGATAAATATGGAAAAATATGGGGATGGGGATCTGGTGCGTTTGGACGACTTGGAAATAACTCAACTTTAGGTCAATTTACACCTGTATCTATTTATGGTACAAACACTTTCTGTAAAGTTACTGTTGGTGCCGTTTACTCTGTTGGAATAGATAAAAATGGAAGACTATGGTCGTGGGGAAGAAATGCAAATGGACAACTTGGTGACAATACTATAACATCAAGAATCACCCCAGTATCTGTGGCTGGGACCATAAAGACATTTTGTAAAGTTTCAGCTGGGAATCTTCATACTCATGCCATAGATAAAAATGGAAGACTTTGGGGGTGGGGTGTAAATACTTTTGGTCAGTTAGGTGATAATACTTCTTCTTCTAGAAGAACGCCCGTCTCTGTACTTGGATTAGTAAAAACATTCTGTGAAATATCAGCTGGTACTCAACATACTCTTGCAATAGATAAAAATGGAAGACTATGGTCGTGGGGTTATGGAAAATATGGTGTTCTCGGAAATAATGATTCAACTCAAGCACAAAAAAATACACCAGTATCAGTTCTTGGCACAGTTAAAACGTTTTGTAAAATATGGGCAGGTAATTTTCATAACATAGCAATTGATTATAAAGGAAAAACTTGGGCATGGGGTTATAATTTATATGGAATTGTTTCAAATTCAAATGTAGAACCAAAAACCACACCAATTTCAGTTACGGCGTCAAAAACATTTCGTCAAATATTTGTTGGAAATCAAAATGGAATTGGTCTCACCAATAATGGTGAAATTTTTACTTGGGGATTAAATGATTTTGGACAAATCGGAGATAATACAGGTATAGGTAAATATAACCCGGTTTCTATTGCAGGCTCTACAAAAACATTTTGTCAAATTGTAAACGGATATGCGTCAAATTATGCAATTGATCGATATGGAAGAATATGGTCATGGGGTGATAATACTAGTGGTAAGCTGGGTGATGATTCTATAACAAATAGATTCACTCCTATATCAATTTTGGGAACTACAAAAACATTTTGTAAAATATCGACTGGTTTTCAACACACCGCGGCAATTGATCAATATGGAAGAATATGGTCATGGGGATATAATTTTTATGGGCAAATTGGAGACTCAACAACTGTTTCTAAAAGAACGCCAGTCGCTGTACTTGGAGCCCTAAAAACATTCTGTGAAATCTCTTCCCAAAATAATCAAACTATGGCAATAGATAAAAATGGTCGAATTTGGGGATGGGGCCACAACCAGGGTGGTAGACTTGGAATTGGTGCTGTTTTGTCAACAAGAACACCTCGTGCAATTTCGGGTGTTCTGAAAACTTTTTGTAAAATATCATCTGGCGCAGATTTTGGAGTCGCAATAGATAAAAACGGAAAAGTATGGGGATGGGGTAGTAATGGTTCTGGTCAACTAGGAGATAATAGTGGAGGAACATATACATCACCTATATCGGTTTATGGTACAAAAACTTTTTGTAAAATAGTTGCAGGTGATCTTTCTGTTTTAGCAATAGATAAAAATGGAAAACTTTGGGCGTGGGGTGATAACACGGATGGTCAATTGGGAGATGGTACAATTACTGCAAGATGCACACCCGTTGCAGTAGCCGGATTGGCAAAAACGTTTTGTGAAATTGCGGCATATAGGCCATATGCAAATTCTATAGATTATCATTCGGCTGCGATCGATCAATATGGAAAAATGTGGGCATGGGGAGTGAGTGTTTATGGTGGTAGGGGCGATGGGTCAATCCCCGTATTAACACCAATATCAGTTTGTGGTTTATAAAAAAAGTTGTATATTATAAATTATGTTTCAATAATAAAAGTAGGTTATGAAAACAAAAGATACATTAGTTTTGACTATTTCAATTGGCAACCATTATAATGAAGTTGGAAAACTAACAACTCCATCAATTGAATCATACGCAAAAAAGATTGGTGCCGACTATTTGAATATCAATGAGTTTAATCCACAATATATTACACAGAAGTGGAATAAATTTCATATCCACGAACTCCTAAATAAATACAAACGAATTCTTTACTTGGATATTGATATTCTTATCCGTGAAGATACACCAAACTTATTTGAAATTGTTCCTGAAAACAAATTGGGTATGTTCAATGAGGGTAGATATACTCCAAGACTTGAGTTTCTCGAACAGGCATCTGAATACTATGGAGAACCTTTAAAAACATGGAATGGGAAGTTTTACAATTCGGGTGTTATGGTTATTTCCCGTATTCACAAGAATATATTCAAACTTCCAAAGGGACAAGATTTTGTAGAAACGGATCAACCATATATCAACCTTCGTATTCTAAACGATAAGGTTGAAATGTTCGATTTGGATTACAAGTTCAATCGAATGGACATACTCGATAGATTCTGTGGTATAAATCGTCTTGATTCTTATATTGTTCACTATGCTGGTGCACCAAAAGAAATTCAAATGGACGTAATGAAAAAAGATATAGAACAATGGAAGGCGGATAGACCGAATTACAAATATAAGAGAAATATTCTTATTTCAGTTACGGCTGGAATGGGAGATCAACTTTGTTCCGAACCAGCAATTCGATATACTCAAAAGTTATATTCAGATGCAAATATTTTTGTAGTTTCACATTTTCCTCGTCTTTTTGAACATCTTTCATGTCCTGTTATGAATTATGAAGAATGGAATGGTATAAATGATGCGGTGATTACAATGTATACTTGTCCAGAAGATGAAAAGTCAGAACATAAAATGTCTCACGTTCTTTTTCACCCGACGGATTTTGCATCTATGTCAATGATAAAAAGAACTATTCCGAATATAGAAAAAACAATAAAACTAAAATTAGAGGCAGAAGACGCATTATCTGTTTTACAGATGTTGAGTAATAAGAAAAAAGATAAACCAACGATAGTAGTTCATGCAGGGAAATGGTGGCCATCGAAAACTCTTCCACAAGACTGGTGGCAAAAGATTGTAGACAAACTTTCCGAAAAACTAACAGTAGTTCTTATCGGTAAAACAATAGATGAAAATCAAGGTTATCTTCCGATTCAATGTCCAAAAGACGGAATCGATCTTCGAGATCTAACAACATTGGGTGAATTGATGTCTCTTATTTCACTTTCTCGTTGTCTTCTTACCAACGACTCTTCACCGCTTCACATCGCTGGTGCGTTTGATAATTGGATTGTCACTATTCCAACGTGTAAACATGAAGATCACATTCTTCCTTTCCGTAACGGAACTCAATACTACAAGACAAAGGCACTTCGTAAAGGATTACTTCTTGATGACTTGGAAATTCGTCACACAGAATTCCACACGGATACAATTGACCTAATTCCAGAAGGAAAGACATTATACGATTACATTCCAGAAGTTGATGAAGTTGTAAAGGAGGTATTTGACATCTATGATAACAACCTCTAATAAATTCGAGTCATACAGACCACTTATGAATGAGTGGGAATATAAATTCATCGAGAAGTTTCTAACTCCCGATGATGTTCTCCTTGAATGGGGAAGTGGTAACTCAACTCTTTACTGGTCAGGTATTGTTTCAAAAGTAATCTCAATCGAGCACGATATTGATTGGATAAACTCGTTGGGTAAGGTAATAGATGCTTATGGTATATCAAACATTGAACTACATCATATAGCTGCACACTCACCACAACCAATTCCTTGCCGATATGAACAATTCAAGGACTACATCAATTACCCAAAAGAAAAGCGGTTGAAGTTCACAAAGATTCTTATTGATGGTAGAGCAAGAAAATATTGTGCAAAATCAATTTGGGAAGTGATAGACGAGAATGTAATTGTTTTTATCCATGACTTCAACAGACCTGATTATCAGATGACTCTAAAATACTACGATCTCGTTGATGTAGATTGGCGTGGTCAAGGTATTGCTGCTCTACGAAAAAAGAAAGATGTTATAGATGATGGGTCGTATTATTGATGGTAATCTACGAAGAGACATATTTATAGGATATGTCTCTTTTTGTTTATGAGGTATTTCAAGTGGATTACATACAAGTTGAAAACGGTGAAGTAAAAGGTTATCCAAGACCACTCCCACAAAATTGGGCAGATGTTTCTAATTTTTATCTATTAGACGACGAAAGGTTACGTTCTTATGGATGGTTTCCTGTTCGTTTTGTTCCAAACCCAAATAAAACAAACAACAGTATTGTGACGGGTCAGACGTTTGTTATTGAAGGAATCGAAGTAGTTCAGTACGAACAAGTTCGAGAAAAAACACAACAGGAACTAGAACAAGAAACAAATCAAATGTGGGAAAACATAAGAGTTCAAAGAAATGAACTTCTATTAGAATCAGATTGGACACAGTTATCTGACTCACCGATTTCAGAACAAAAGAAGGTAGAATGGCAAACATATCGTCAAGAACTAAGAGATATTACATCACAACAAGATCCTTTCAACATAATTTGGCCAACTAAACCGTAAAAATATGAATAGACTTATAGAACAAATAATCAAAGAGCTAAAACTCCAAATCTTCAACGAAGAAGACAGTAGTAAAGGTAATCTTGTAGCCATATATCCTGGTCGTTTCCAACCAATGGGTCTTCATCATAAAGAATCATTTAAATGGTTATCAAAACAATTTGGTGACCAAAATACATATATTGTTACTTCTGATAAAACCGAGCCTCAAAAATCTCCGTTTAATTTCGAAGAGAAAAAACGAATAATGTTAAAACATGGAATACCTGAAAGTCAAATTATAAAAGTAACAAATCCGTATAGTCCTCTTCAATTCTTTGAAGTAACCGGCCTTGACCCAAAAGAAACAACCATAGTTTACATGATTGGTGAAAAAGATAAAGGAAGGCTTCGTGGGTTTAAACGTCTAATGGTATTTAATAAAACCACATATGTTCCAGCAAAAGATTTAGATGACCCATACACCTACTATGTGTATGCACCACACGTATCATATAACATACCATCATTTGGCGAAATGTCAGGGACAAATATTCGTAAGGCACTTGGTGATAGAGAAGCTAAACTATCAGAATTAAAGTATAGATTTAAACAAATAATGGGATGGTTTGACGCTGGTATTTTTAACTTGGTTGTTCGTAGAATGAATACAA